TGGCCTCGCGGAACACGTCCCAGCCCTCGGCCTTGGGGTCCTTGCCGGTTTGCTCGCGATAGAGTGCGAGCGCCGCCGCGACGTTGGGTCCGGGCACATCGAAAATGTCGATCATGCGTAGCCCTCCGGGCGCACGCGCACCTCCACGCCCTGCAAGTTGGTCCAGTTGGCGCCGGCGCGGACCTTGACGCGCGCGCTCAGGAACCGCGCCGCGATGCGCTGCGGGCACACGCCATCGAATGCCGGCAGCGTGGGCGGCGTGGCGGTGCCGAGTTGGTTTGGCGTATTGGTCCACACCACCTGCGCGGACAGGTCCGCGAGGTTGGCCACGTCCGCTATCGGCCGCACGCCGCCGCAGAACAGCCGGCGGCCGAACGCGCCCAGCACGGAGCCGTCTATCTGGCCGGTGTCTATCTCCGGATCCAGCGGCGGACCGGTGAAGTAATTTAGCTTGTGATTACTGTCAAAGTAGCCGATGAGCGGCGTTCCACCAGTATAGGCGCGGCTGTCCATCGGGAATGACAGTAAATCCACCGGCGTGCCCAGCACGTCCAGCCCGTCCGTGGTGTAGCCCAGCGCCATCAGCGTGGGGGCGGCAAACTCGCCCGGTGCGGTGATCATCGCGGCCGGGTCAAGCTCGGAGAACGCGCCGATGGCCCAGGCATAGGCGAGGATCGTGGTGCTGTTGCCGGACTGCGTGGGCAGCATCCACAGCACCAGCTTGCGCTCCGGGTCCTGCATCGCGCAGATGCGACTCTGCCAACTGCGCGAGAACAGGGTGCGGATGTACAGGTCCACCTTGTTCTGGCCGATGGGTGCGGCGGTGGTGCCGTCGAATGCGTAGACGCCATCCTCGGCAATGAACAGGGCCACGGTCTGGCTGTTGCTCACCGCCACCGGCATCACCGAGAACGGCGCCATGCAGCCGCGGTTTTGCACCGTGCCGACATAGCGGAACACCAGCGGCGGCTGGGCATACTCGACTCGGAAAATCGCGGTGTCGGTGAAGCTGGCGCCGGCGGCACCGCCCACCGGGCCGATGAGCCGCTGCACCCAGCCGCCGAAGGGCAGGATGTTGCGGTCGCTTTGCTGCTGCGAGGCGGTGCCGGTGCCCGGCGTCGGCCATGACGTGTGATTGTTGTAGCCGGACCATTGCTCGCCGTTGGGATAGATGGTGCCGGCCACGTCGAGGTGGCCCAGCACGACAAAGCCGGGCTCGCGAACGCAGATATGCTTGGCCTTGGGCGGAGAGCCGGCGAGGTTCGCGAACGCGGCCGACACGTCAAGCTGGAACACCTGCACCGGGTCCGCGAGGTTGGTGCAGATGACGTATTCACCGAACTGGCAAAACTCCCAGTTGCCATCCACCGGCGTGGAGTAGACGGCGCCGCTCACGTCCAGCCACGCGCCCGCGGTGGTGAGCTTGTAGAGCTTGGTCTGCGTCGCCGCGAAGATGGCGACGTTGCCGGCGAGCGAGCGCGCAGCGAACGAGCCCACGCAGCGCGCCGGCAGCGCTGTGCTGAAGGGCTGCGGCCCAGGCCATGGGCCATAGCTCACGGACGCATCCGGGCCGCTGGTGCGCGGATAGCAATTCTGCGCCTTGGCGAGCCCGCGGTTGTAGCGCGGACGGTCCGGCGTCCACTCGGGAAACGGCACCATGCGGCGCACCAGCGGCATGTCAGGGGTTCCCGCTGTCGTTGCGCATGACGAGCGGCGCGCCGGAGAACCGGTCGCGCTTGTCGGATTTGATCAGCCCGCCGACTGCGCCGGCGAACAGCGGCCCGAATTTCGCTAGCTGCTCGTCGTCCTGGATCACCAGCGCCGCCTCCAGGAGCGAGCCGTAGAGGTAGACGCCGGGCACGTTTTGCATGATCCAGTTCGTATCGGCGTCGGCCGCCGGCAGCGTCAGCGCTTTCCAGTAGAGAACCTTGGCGGTGTAGGTGCTGTCCGGAGACGGGCCGAAAACGATGTTGCTGCCTTCGATGGTGTAGGCGCTGGGCTGCCCGTTGCTGCTGCCCACGTATTTGGCCCAGAAATCCATCGGCGGCAGGAAGTTGAGCGGCCGCACCGGCGCGCCGTCGAGGTAGACGCGGCGCATCGCGAGATAGCCGGTCGGCAGCGCCACGGCCTGCGCGGTGGTGAGCACGTCGGCGGTGGTTTCCATGCAGCGGATGCGCACCGGCTCGCTGGGAAAGCGTGGATCGTCGCTGCCGTAGTGGATGCGGCCGTGCGCGAGCGTGATGAAATACTCGGTCTTGTACGCGGGCGTAAAGTCGCCCTGGCGCGACAGGAAATCGTCAATCGCGGTCTTGATCCCGCCTACGGTGTCGAGCGCCATTAGGTGGAACCCCGCGGGGGTTCTGTGGGATTGCCGGCGGCGGGGGCGCGCGCCGCTTTCAGCGCCGTGATCTTGATCCACTGGACGAGGGACAGGCGGCTGCCGCGCGCGGCCTCCTCCAGAATCGCGCTTTCATCCGGCGTCAGCGGGATATTGATGGCATCCGGCATCAGATGACTCTCCCGATGGTCAGGTAACGGAAATCGGGATCGCGCAGCGCGCGGCGGCGCAGATCCTCGTTGCCGCGCTTGAACGGGTCCGCGCCGTATTTCTTGATCATCTCGAAATGCGCCACCACCGGCACGGTCATGACGTGGCGTAGCTCGCGCGACTTGCTCCAGCCGCCGGTATCGGCCGACTCCTCGCGCGCTCTGGTGATGGCATCACCAATCGGCTGGCGATATTCAATCGCAAACGCGCGGTCAGCCTCGCTCCAATGGAACCACTCCTCCATTCCGTCCGGGTGGATTTCAAGCAGGCGGCGCATGGGCGGCTCCGGGTGGTGCGCGGGGAACCTGGGAGACGTGGTTCCCCGCGCGCGGCAACGTGCGGGCTAATCCTGGTGGGGGATTAGGAGCAGTCCGCGACGATGCCGGAGCCCTTTTCGTTGCGGGCCTCCAGCGTGTACTCCGTAATCACCATGCCCTTTTCCGCATCGCCGGTGGCGGCAAGGTCCTTGGTGAACGGCTTGCGCAGGTAGCTCAGCGCCCACAGATCGGACTGGAGAATGTGCACGTCGCGGTCGCGCTGGAACCGGTTGGGCACAACGGTGACGCTGCCGAAATCGTAGTCGTATATCTCCAGCGCGGTGGTCAGCTTCTTGTCGCTGGTGTCCTGGTATCTGGTGATATTGCTGGTGAAAGAGGAGACGATGACGCGCTGCGTCGGCCCCACCATCAGCTTGTCCGGCTTGCCGCCGTTGACCCAGATGGACTGCAAGACGGGCTTGAGCAGCGCCTCGGTGAACGCGCGCTGCGTGCCGTCGCCGGCGGCCGCGGAGGTGGTGCCGTTGGCGCCGGTGGCGCCGCGCGAGGTGTTGGTGGCGTACCAGCCGCACAGCGGGCGAAGCTGGCGCGCCACCGCGCTGGAGCCTGTGACGGGAGCCTGATTCCCGCACAGATCAAACTCCATGTCGCGGCGCAACTCCTTGTTTTTGAGGACCATCTGATACGCCATCTCGCCCTCGCGGCCGGCCTTGTCCACGGCGTCCTGGGTGCCGGAGACGATCACGGTCTTGCGGGCGATCTGGCATCGGTTGTTGACGCGCGCGGTAGGCGTCACGGCAACGAATGCCGCTTCGTCGCCTTCTAGCTGCGCGTTCTGTGCCGCCGCAGCGAGCGCTTGCGTCTGCCATTCGTGCAGCACCGCGCTCGCCTTGTTCTTGTCGATCATCCCCTGGAACGGCACCTCCACGGGGTCGATGTTGTAGATCATATCGGCCAAATCTTCGCGATTGCCGATAGCGGAATAGGTGAGGAAGGTGCCGACGATTGCGCCAGCCATGGGGCATCCCTTGTGCGGCGCGGTGCGCCGTCAACTAGGGTTGAGGGTTAGCCCTCAAACGCCCGGCAATAACGTCGGCGATTGCGCGCGGACTGCCGGACTTGAGAGCCGCTTTCTTGGCGGCCTCAAATCGCGCATCAGATCCGGTTCCGTCCTGGAGCGCCCCAGCCTTCATGACCCGTGTCGGTGTCGGTGCCTTCTTCTTTGCCTCAAGCGCTGCGCGCGCTGCTTCCTGCTTGTCGTAAAGCATCGCCTTGCGCGCCGTCATCACGGCCACGGGATCGACCACCGCCTGCAAAATCTCGGGCCGGTATCCAAGCCCCAGCAGGTAGTGGGTCAACTCCGCATCGAACGCTTGCCATGCCTTATCATCGTGCAGGTTCAACTCGCGCCGCACCGATTCAACCATCTTGGCCTTGGCCTGCTCCAGCGCACCGTTGTGCAAGCGCTGCTGCTCGGCCTGAATCGCCTGGATGGTCTGCACGCGCTGCTCATACTGCGCGCGCTTGGCAACGTAATCGGCCGGGTTGTCCTGGGCGAGCTTGGCCCAGTCCGTCCGATTACCTTCCGCCAACACGGGATCAAAAGTCTGGATATGCTGGGACAGAAACTGAAGCTGCTGCGCGGTTCGCTGCCGCTCGGCCGCAATCTGCGCAACCTCGGCCTCAGCCTTCTTGCGCACCTCAGCGGCCTCATTCTGTCCCCGGCGCACCGCCGCGGTGTCCTCGCTGTCACGCTGGATCAGGTATTCCTGGTCAGCGCGGTCGAGTCTGGCCCACCGCTCGCGTGCTTCCTTGGACCATGACCGCGGCGGCTCGATTGGAGCCGGAGTTGCCTCCGGCTGGTCGGGCTGTGCGCGGTCCTCACCGGTAGCCGCCGGCTCAGCCGGCGGGGCGGTGTCGTCAGCCTGCGGGGCTGACGGAGAGGGTGCGGCAGTATCACCCGGCGCGGGATCGGCGCGCAGCCGGTCGGTGATAGCGGCGGCAATGGATTGGGCGGACTGTCCGGGATCCGGCGCGGAGGGTGCTGCTGGCGCTGGGTTATCCATAGGGGTCCGCGGTTTTGGCCTTCTGCTTGCGCTCTATCTCGGCGGCAGCAACCTTGCCGGTCCTGATATACGCCGCGAACATGCCGCGGAACGTCTCCATATTCTTTAGCAATTGCCAAACCGCCTCGCGCATTTCCGGGGATGAGTGGCCCTGCTCGTCACCGTTTCGCCAGCGCTTGACGCATTCGGCCTCCACGGCCGCGAACGTCTCCACCACCAGCGGGTCATCCAGGATGGCCTGGGCGCGGTGCGCGCGGGCGATGGCTTCCTCGGCGTCCATCACGGCGAACCTTTTGGCGAAGCAGGGGCCGGCATCACCGCCGGCTCACGTCGTCGGCGTCATCGACCCGGCCCCTACCCGCGCGCGCTACTTCTTGGGCGCGGCGCCCGGTGGGCCAGCGATGGGATGCGTCGGCGCGTTGGGCGGCGCCTCGTCCACCGGCTTGACCTTGACCCAGGTCACGCCATAGCCCGGCGTGTAGCCCACGACGTAGACGCTTTCCGTAGGCGGCACCATCGGGGGCGTCGGCACGGGCAGCGGCGCGCCGCCCCAGTACCCCGGCGGCGGCCCACCGGGGGCAATCGGGTGCGTGGGCACGCCCGGACCCGGCCAGATCACCGGCGGCAGATAGATCGGGTGCGTGGGCACGCCCGGCTCGATTGCATCCGGCGGGATCACAATCGGGTGGCCTGGGATCGGGGGCGGCAGCGCGATGGGGTGCGACGGGTGCCCCGGCGAAATCGCATCCGGCGGGATCACGATGGGGTGCCCCGGAACCGGTGGCGGCAGCACAATCGGATGCGTCGGCACGCCGGGGCCGATGGCGCCGGGCGGGATCACGATGGGGTGCGAGGGATGGGGCTGCGAGCCCGGCAGGCCCTGATCGGGATGCGGCGGCGCGACACCGCCCCAGTAGCCGGGCGGCGGACCGCCGGGCGCGATGGGGTGCGTTGGCACGCCCGGAATGCCGTCGAGAGGAATGATCAGCGCAAGCATTTGTGGTGCTCCTATATGTGTTGCGTCGTTAACTATTTGTGCGTCGTAACTTGCGTCACGGCACAAGCGCCGCGACCACCAGCAACGGCCCCAGGATCAGGAGCCCGTAGCAGACCGCCAGGGTGATCACGTCGCCGCGGGTCATCCGGCCGGGCCGAATGCCTGCGGCTCTACGCCGGCCGCCTGCGCCGGCCGCATCGCGGCGGTGTGCGCCTGCAACATCGCCTTGAATCGCTCCGTCACCATGTCCATGTGCGCCTGCATCGCGGCCGTGTGCTCCTTGCTCGCAAGGCGCATGGCTTCGATCTGGCGCGCGCTTTCCGCCTTGATGCTCGCGGTCTGCAACTCCGTCTGCCGATCAAGCTCCGCCTGCTGCGCGTCGGCCTGGGTCTGCAACGTCGCTTTCTTAAGGTCGGTCGTCTGCTGCAACTGCGCGGCCTGCAACTGCACCTGCCCGGCCATCTCCGCCATCTGCACCTCGGGCGGCTTCTGCGGCGCCTGAGCCTGGGCGGCCGTCGCCTGCTGCATCGCGGGTGACTCCGGATCGCTGTAGAACGGCTCTACGCTGGGCATGCCCATGGCCTGCACCAGCTTCTCCAGCTTCTTGTAGATGTTGCCGGCATTCAGCAGCGGCCCCTGCACGCCCTTCTGGAGCATGATGATCTGCTGGTCGAGTTGCAGGAGTGCCATCATGTGGCCCACCTGCGTCTCCTTGTTGCCGGTGCCCAGGCCCACGCTGACGCTCATGTCGAATCCGTCAGCCCAGGCGCGCGGATCCATGTCCACCCATTTGCCGCGGAGCCGGATTTTCTCCTCCGGCTTGGCGTATTGGCTGGCCAGCTTGATGATCTTGCGGAACGCCGGCTTGACTCCCGTCTCCGCGAACGCGCGCGCAATCAGTTCGATGCGCTGCCCGCTCGCCTGCTGGAGCATGTTGATGCCGGTGGCCGTCTTGTTGAGCGTGTCCGCGCTCAGGCCCTGGTTGTAGCGCGTGGTCCCGGTGCGCTGCTCGCGCACGGTGTCGATGTACTCAATCGCGGGGAACACCTCGCCGCCGACGAATTGAGTTGGCAGCGGCGCGAACGCCGCACCCGGCGCGCCCTTGGTGCGCAGCACCTGACCGACGCGGCGCGTCAGCCACTCGTTGATATCCACCAGCGCGTCATCGTTGACCGCGAGCGCCGGCGCCGACTGGAGGTAGACGTTATCCAGGAAGTTACGCCACAGCGTGGACTTGACCCGTTGCAGATCCATGGTCTGATCGGCCATGGACAGGCCGATGGCCTTGTGCGGCATCAGCGTCGGCGTGCAGGCCGCGAACGGGTTCTCGTCAATCTGCTCGTTGATGAAAATCTGGGTGGACGCCCACGTTACCTTGCGCATCTCGGCAACGCCGTCGCCGTCATAGTCCACGCGCAGGTAAGCCTCGGTCAGCGTGACCTTGCGCATGGTGGGGTCCATCGTGCCGGTGTCGCCGGCGACACCGCCCTCGGACTCGAAGCGCACCTGTTTTTCGCCATCCAGCGCGATCAGATCGCTGCTGGGAATCTTGTCGATCTGCGACTGCTTGAAGCCCATGGCGCGCAAGTCGGATAGCGTCACCTCCTTGCGATGGTGGGTGTAGTCGGCGTCCTCAACGCTGATCGCCGTCCGCGTCATGCCAAATTCCTCATTCGGCACGTTCTCAATGCAGATGCACCCAATTCGGTTGGTCTTGAGCACCACCATGTCCACCAGCCGCGGCTTGGGCGGCGGCAGCATCGGCAGCATGGGCGGACCCGGCGGCGCCATCGGTGCGGGCAACTGCATGGGCGGCTGGCCGGGCATGCCGGCCATCGGCGGCGGCAGGCCCCGCACGTCATCGCCTGCGAGGCCGAACAGCGGCGAGGCGGCCACCGGCACGCCGCCAGGGCCGGCCATGCCGGGCAGCGTCGGCGGCATCAGCGCGGGATTTGCCGGCGGGGTGTAGTCGTCGCCCTCCTCGTCGTCATAGGGCTCCGACTCCTCCACCACCTCCACGTCCTTGTTGTCGCGCAACTCCCGCGCCTGCGCCTCGGTGATGCCCTCGTATTCCTCGCGCGTGACTTTTTCTACCGGATCCCACCAAATCTTGATGATGCCCAGCTTTTGCAGCAGCGCATCCTTGAACCACCAATAGAAGATCCTGAAACCCGGATTGACCCGCGACCATACATAATTGGCGTAGTCGGTGGCCTGCTCCGCCGCGTCCTCATCCTCCGGGCCGCTGGGTTCGCACAGCACCACCTGATCACCGCTGGAAAAGATGCGCATCAGCGAGGGCAGCGTGGCGTCAATCGACTCGGCAACGTCGCGGCTGACCACCTGCGAGCGGCCCTCCTGCTCGTCGCCAAACTTGTCGCCGCGATAGTATTTCATGGCGGTGGTGCGCTCGGTGGAGAGCGTATCCCCGCCCAGCAGACCCACGTCCGTGCTGCGCTGGTTGACGATGGCCAGCAGCTTCGTGTCGGTCATCTTGGCCATGACTACAGCACCCGATAAACGGAAGGCGGTTTTTGCGCCGGCTTGGCCGCGTTGGCCTCGATTTCGGCGACAGTCCGCTCGAAAGTGGCAATCCACTCGAAAGCGGCAATCCGCTCGCGTTCGGTCTGCCGCCAGCGCTCCCGGGCCTCGAAACGCTCCTGCGCTCTCCGGGCTTGGGTCGCCAGTGCGGTGTTGCGCCTGCGTTCCTTCACGCTCAATCCTCCTGCTCGGCCAGCCACAGCTTGATGCCGTCCTTACGCGGGAACGGGCCGAACCACTGGTCGATCAGCCGGGAGGCGCGTAGCTCCACGCTGCTGCGCGTCCAGATCGGATCATCGGCGCGCAGCCGCTCCAGCGCCTGGGTGGCCTCGCCGGTGAGCACCGCGTGCAGGTGTACGGCGCCGAGTTTCACGCGGTAGTGGTTGATCTGGTCATTCATAGGAACCGCTCCACAAATCCCATTAGCGCGAGCGCGAACCACAGCAGCGCGCCCGCCACCAGCACCACGGTGAGGACGCGCTGGCTCATGACCCCTTGGGCCGCCCGCGCGGCCGCCGCGGCGGCGCGTCCACCTTGTCCATCTCGTCATCCAGGCTGGCGCGCTCGCCATCGCTTTCCACGAACACCGGCGCCTCGGGGTGCGGCGCCGCCAGCGGCACCGGCCGCCGCTGTTGCATCATCCGCATCGCCGCTAGCTCGCGGTTAGACGGCCCCGGCTCCGAGTCCTCGTCCTCCGCATCCGCCGGGGTGTCCTCCGCCTCCAGCGCGGCGCCGCCCACCTCGCCGAAGCCGCCCTTGACCTGGACGCCCACCACGCGCGCGCCGGGGCGGATGGTCAGCGCCGCTTCCGCGGCCGCGTCGCCGCCCTCGGCGTCCAGCGTCACCAGTTCGTGCACCTCGGTCTTGCGCGCCGCATCGAACGTGCGGATTTTCACGTCATAGAGCATGGCGCTCGCTCACTTGTGGCGCCGGGGCGGATCGTCGTCCTTGTCGCGGGTGTTGCGCGCCCGGTGCTCCTCCTTGTGCTTCGCCGGCGCGTCGTCGTCATGCAGCGCGGGCTCGCTGCCGACACCAGACGCCCGCAACGTGCGCGCAGCCATGCCCGTCCCTGTCGGATCGGTGCTCACCGGCGGCGGCGCCGGCGCCACATAGTCGATTTCGAGCGGCACAATGCGCAGCACCGTCGAGCCCGCAGGAGCGCCGGCTTCCGCTTGAGCGAGCGCGTCGGCCTCGTCCGCCGCGATCACCTCCACGTCGGTCCCGTCCTGGTCCGGGTGGCGCAGTTCGATGCGATACCGGTTCACTCCGCTGCCCGCGTGCGGAGCGGGCGCGGGCGTGTCAATCGTCTCAGCCATTGGAACCATCCTTTCCTTGCTCGTAATGCTGGCCTTCGTCGGTGAGCCGTCCGGCTCCAGCACGTCGATTGCCATCGGGATGATGCGTTCGATAAAGCTGTCGGCCGGGCATTCCGCGAGCGCGAGCGTCGCGGCCTCGGCCGTGTCATCGGCCAACAGATCCATGTCGATGCCGTACATGACCGGATGGCGCAGGCGCACCAGATAGCGGTTGCACATGTCACACGATCCCCTTGTTGGAATAGATCAGCTTGGCCGCGGTGCGGTCCTTGGGCTGGCCCATCGCGAGCGTGCGCAGCGCGTCCGCCGGGTGCGACGCAAAGTCATGGAACGGCCGGTCATGGAAAATCTTGCGGCCCTCGTCGTATTCGCGCCGGTATTGCTTGAGCGCGTGCACGCCGGTCGCGCATTTCTCCGCGTCGATCCAGCAGCGCGGCAGCAGGTTGCGCACCGCCTGGATGCCGTCAGGGATGGCTTGGCGCGGCAGCACGCGCGTGTTGCTCACGCCCAGCGAGCGCAGCGTCTCAATGCGGGTCTGGCCGGTGCCAAGCTCGTGTGCGTCCGCGTCGTGCGGCAGCACATGCTCGCCATAGGCGTAGGGCCGATTGCGTAGCTCGTTGACGTACCAGGACAGGCCGACGCCGCTGTTGGCCACGTAGTCGATCAGGTGCACCTCGCGCCCGACGAACTGCGCAAACCAGATGACGGTGCTGTCGCCTATGCCCAGATCCCACGCCGTGTGCACGCTGACGGCGGGATCCCACGGCACGCGGGTGACGCGCTTTTCCCGCTCCAGCCAAGCCATCTCGCGGATGTAATACGCACCCAATATCGCCGCATCGAACGAGCAATAATACTCCTGCTGAAACAGACTCTCGCCTTGGTCCGGGCCGAACAGCTTGATCAACTCGCGGCGCTCGCGCGCCAGCGTCACGGCGTCAAACACGCCGGTGTCGCCAACCGTCAGCACCTCGGAAAACCATGTCGGCTCGCTGCGCGCCATGTTGAGCGTGTCCAGCCCGTGGTTAGGCCCGCGCGGCGTGAAACCGAACCCGGCCCAGCCACCATTTTCCGCCAGGATCGGACGCAGGAACGCCCAGGCGCGCGGATCCGCCAGCGGCCACTCCGAAAACACGATGCCCACCGGCGGCGCGCCGACGAGGGCGTTGTAGTTATCGGATCCCACCACCTGCCAGACGGACCCGTTGATGAACCGAATCGTCATCTCGTTTTCGCGCGTGGTGTCGCGCAGCGATGGCGGAAACGCGTCGTCTATGCGCCGGCGGCCGGTGTGCGGATTGATCGCCTCCCACAGCGCGCGGCGCGCTTGGTTGGCCATCGGCAACATGTGCCAGTAGTTCCCTACCCGCTCCGTCAGCGCTGCAATCGCGGTGCGATGCAGAAACACGTCATCTTTGCCGGCGCGCCGGTGCCACACCGCCACCGCGCGCTTGCCGCCGCGCTCCAGGTAGTCCCACAGCGGCCGCTGATAGGGCCGCGGGTTCCAGTCATTTGGCAGGCGGATCCGGGCTTGCGGCTTGATCGGTACCGGCAGGATCGGATGCGACAGGATCGGTTGAGGTTGGATCTGCATAGCGCACCACCTCAACTAGGATGTTGCCGCCGTTGGCGCCGGTGTGCTGCACGTTGGCGAGCTTGGCGTGGATGTACGGTGCGGCCGCTTTCGCCATGTCGTCGCGGCGCGGCGTCCCAACGGTCGCGTCGCGCATGACTCGGAGCATGTATTCCAGCGGCATCTCGGCGCCGTCCGCGAGCGCACGCTCGCGTATCTCGCGGTGGATCTTGTTCGCGACCCCTGGCTTGCGGCCGGAACCGGGCCTAGCACCGCCACGCGCCATGATAGAATGATTCTAGTTCAAACATTCCGGCCCCGTAACGATCATCACAACGCACCGCCGCGGGCGATCCGCTCTGCCAGCCGCTTGCCCAGGCCATCGCGCTGCGGCACCGACTTGCGCGGCTTATCCCCGTTTCGCACAGGCTTATCCCCAGGCGCTGCGCCGGGCGCTGCGGCCAGGGCCTTGTCCTGGGGCTTGCGGGTCTTGGATTTCACCGGCGGCATAGGGCGGACCGTATCAAGCAACCCGCTGCGGCGGTGTCGCGATTTCCTGTGCGATTCCCCAACTCACCCCCAGCATGTCGCACCAGCGCTCCAGCACCAGCGGCCGGACCTTGCCGTAACCGTGTTCGATCCGGCACAGCCACCATTCGGTGACGCCCAGATCATAGGCCACGGTCTTGAGCGGGATGCCGCGGGCGAGGCGCTGGGCGCGGAGCTGGCCGATTATCCCCATGCCGGCCGATTGTTTCCCCGGTTGCGCCGCGGTCAATATCTTTTCCGGGACACTACGCGGATAAAGCCCCTCGTCAAATTAGCGTAGTCCGCGGCCAAGGTCACAACCCGCGGTCTTGCGCGGTCTGCAAGACCGCGGGATACACTCGCTGCCCGGTATAATACCTGTTGACATCTAGGGCCAATGGCCCTAGGTTCCTTCTCATCGAAACGCAGCAAGGGCTCAGGAGGCCCGGCCAGATGAACCTCACCACCTGCCAGATTTGCGGCCGCAACATCAAAACGGTGCGCGGCGCTATCGCGCTCCACGGCTACCGCCGCCCCGGCCAGGGCTGGCAGACTAGCTCCTGCCCTGGCGCGCGCTGGCAGCCCTATGAGGTGGCGTGCGACGCGCTGCGGCCGGCGATCATCACCACCCAGGGCGGCCTCACGCGCGTCCAGGGCCTGCTGGCGGGCGCGCCGCCGGAGACGCTGGTGCGCCCTGGCGTCACGCGTTTCGCCATGATCCAGGTGCAGCGCCCGGAGGGTTTCGACCCGGCCAACCCCGGCTATGACGTGAACGTGCGCGGCAGCTACGCCCAGCTTTTCGTGAACTGGCGCGCCAACCTCGTGCGCGAGGAGGCGGACATGCGCGCGACCATCGCTTACCTTGAGCAGCGCTTGTCCGCATGGCGCGCACCGGCGGCCAGAGAGGTGGGGGCGTAAGCCCCCGCTTTTCCCCACCACCAACCGCAAGGGCACAGGAGGCCCGGCAATCATGGCGACTTTCCACTACACGGCGCGCGCGACCCTCATCCTGCTGGACGGCACGGTGCTCCGCCGCACGATCACCGACTATGTGATCTGCGATCCGGCGGCGGATCTGGAACACGCGGTGTTCAACCAGCTTCTGGCGTCATCGGAGGCCGACGAGGTGCCGGTGCAACACGTCACGCTCCAGGGGCTGACGTTCACCCACAGGAGCGGCTGAGCCGCCAATAACGGCTAGGTGAAATAGGTGATTGACGGGCTGGGGCCATTGGCCCTAGCCTTTTTTTAACTGCAACCGGCAAGGGCATCGGGAGGCCCGGCGGAAAATGGCAAAGGCACTGGGCTTGTTTGTCGGCGGTATCACCGAATTGCGCGAAGCGGCTATCCGGGTGGATGGCGCGGTTTTCACGCGCTCTCAATACAAGGATCTGCGATACGGCTACCGGTGGTCGCGCTGGCGCGCGACGGGCGAGGTGCTGGGCGAGAATGCGCGCCAGGGCGTGACGGAGATAGCGGCGGGCTTTGCCACGCTGCGCCGGATCACCGAAAGTGACACCCGGTGGAAACGGGTGAGGCTGCCGGACGGGGCATGACGCCCCGTCGCGGATTTTTATCACCAGCGAGGGAGGGGAATCCCAGATGGCGACTGCACCGCACCTGCTGCATGTGTCGTGCTTCGTGCGCGACGAGGGGGGCCTGTGGCACCTGCTGCGCGGCCTGGAGGCGCACGGCGTGCACGGCGTGGAGGTGCAGCCCGTAGCCCCGGACGCGGAGGCGGCGCTGACCGGCCGGGCGGTGACGGCGCAGATGCTGCCCACACAGGAGCCGCCGCGCGCCCTGGTGGCGCACGATCCGCCGCCGGCGCGGCGCAAGCACCGTCCCACGAATGGCAAGCGCGGCGGCCTGCGCGACGAATTGAGCCGGTCCATGATCCTCGCCCACCTGGACCACCAGGAGCCCAGATCGCCCTCCGATGTTGCGCTGCGCGTCGGCATGCCCGTCAAGACCGTCAACAATCGCCTGTGGAACATGGCGCGGGAGGGTATCGTGTCCCGTCCTGAAACCGGTCTCTACATCCTGTTGCGCCGTCCGGCAGGAGCCCGCTCATGAGCATCCTCAAGCTCTACAAGTCATACAGTTTTGAGGAAAAAGACCCCATCATCGACCGCGCGCGCACCGCGATGCAGGACTCCGGCTGGAGCTATTCGCGCCTCTCCGAAGAGTCGGGCGTGAGCGACCATTGCATGCGCGAGTGGTTCGAAGGCAAGACGCGGCGGCCGCAGTTTGCCACCGTCGCGGCGTTTTTCGGCGCGCTGGGCTACGATCTGTTGCCGGTGAGTCGCAGCGACAAAAAGGTGGTCCTGGCAAAAGGCAAGGTTCTCCAGCTACGCCGCAGAAAGGTCGCATGACGGCGGCGGAGATGCGCGAGGCGCTGGCGCAGCTTGGGCTGACGCAGGGCGCCGCCGCGCGTCGCCTCAAGGTCGATCCGCGCACCTTGCGCCGCTGGGTCGCCGGCAGCCTGCTGATACCGGACACCGTGGCGGAGCAAGTGCGCGCGATGGTGCAAGACGAAATCCTGCGCAGGACTTTGCGCGGGACTTTCCGCGGGTCATGAGCATGGCCGCAACACCACCTGAGCCGGAATGGCGTGATTTTCTCGCGTGGTGGCTGGACTATCCCGAATGGGCGGCTATCGGCATGGTGATCGGAGCCGCGATTGGGCTGCTGATGGGCTGGTGGTCAACATGACCGAGACTGAGGCTTACCAGATGGTGGAGGCGCTGCTGGAGCGCGCGCGCAATGCCGGGTACGCCAACGGCCTCACGCTCAAGGTCTGGGTCACCGGTCTGCTAGGCCGCGCCGCGATTGACTGTTACGAGGCGGGCTTTGCCTCCGAAGCGGAGACGCGCGACGTGCTGCGCAAGGTGCTGGAGGCCGCCTGCGACGGCGCGGAGGAGACTATGAGGCGCGCGCCTGGGGTGGGACGGTCCAGGTAGCAGACCAGCGTCCGGATAGGCTGGAGCGCCGCCTGGGGCACGAAAAACGCCGGGCGTCCGTTGCGCCCGCGGTCGCACCAATATTCCGGCAGCATCGCGGCATGGCCGGGCAGCCAGCCGCGGATGGTGTAGGTGCCGTCGCACCCGGTCACCAACACGAACGCGTCATTCGGATCATCCAGGTTCGCCCCGCGCCCCGGCTTGTGCACCAGCAGGCAGCCATCCGCGCGCGGCGTGCCGCGCACCTGGACGGTGCCGGAAATGTCCGCCGCCCGGAACACATAGGCGCCGTGGTGATATAGGTTGAGATGCTTGGCCAGCGCTTTCTCCGCCAACCCGCCCTCTATGTCGCGCTGCCAGCCCACCTCCGGCGGCGCGTTGCTCCGCGTGCCCCAGCGCAGGTTCTCGATCCGCCGGTGTCCGCCGCACAGCACGCCTTCCATCACCTCCGGCCAACTCAGCGTCACCGTGGGCTGATCCTCCGGGCTCACGGCATGGACTCCGCCATGGTGCTCAGCGCCTTGCGCATCGCCCGCGTGGGCAGCGCCGCCAGGGCCGCCTCGGCCGTCTCCAGGTACGCCGGATCCGCCTCCGCCATGCGCAGCAGCGCCCCAAGCTCCGCCGCTGCTGGCCCGGCGTAGACGCGGGCCAGCGCCGCCAGGGTGCGGCACCGCGCCCGCCGCTCGCCCGCCTCCAGCGCTGCCCAGCCGGCCAGCCACGTCACGACTCGCCCCGCTGCTTGGCCGCCCACACCAGCCGCTCCAGCGTCGCCTTGGCGTCCGCCCTGCCCTCCATGTAGCCTACAATCAGAGCTTGCGATTCCGCCTCCGGCAATGCGCGCACCGCGATGCCGAACGCACGCATTTCCCACGCCGTCTTTCGCACCGCCGGATCGCTCCAATTCGGTGAGCCGACATCGCGTAGCGAACGCAGAATTTTTTCGCTGCTTTTTTCGCCGGTTTCTGTGCTGGTTTCGCTTCCGACGGGTCGCGTTCCTCGCGCGCCCTTGCGCGCGGGTCCAGAATCCCCTGAATTTAATAAATCTTCTGGCTTTTGGACTCCGGAATCGGAACCGGAACCGGGCGTGGCAAAGGGCATGGCAAAACTTTCCGGTTTGCCATCCGGTTTGCTATCTAGTTTGCCATCCTGTTTGCCAGGATTTTGCCATGGCAAAATAGGGTATTCTGGTGCTCCGCCCCAAGTGGTGATGGCTCCTTTCGTTCCGGCTTCAGAGCGCTTGGCCGACACCTCGCCGTCGCGGACCATGCGCCGATTGAAGAATACACCCTCCGCGGTCTGTGACGAGACTCCGTTTTGCGCCAACTCCTGGGTCAGCTTGCGCGCCATATGCACGCTGGTGCCGCAGATCCGCGCCAACTCCGGCAGGGAAGGCGGCCGGCCGTTTATCACCACATAGCCCGGCGGCTGCGCCTCCGCGGCAAGGCATAGCATCCGCATCCACATGCCCTGCGCCGCGAGTGAGCAGGAGCGCAAGCTCGGATCGCCCTGCCAATCGTTCCAGAAGAATCGCGACGATGCGTTTGACATTGTTCATCACCGCCATGGGCCGCGGCGCGGCTGGTTGCGCAGATCCAGCAGCCGGACATGCAGGCCAAGCTCGCGCGCCCATTGCACCAGCATGCGCAACTGCGGCTGCTCCATTCCCGTCTCCAGCCGGCTGAGGTGCTGCGGCGTCGTGCGCATGTTGCGCGCCAGCACCGCCTGGGTCATGCCCAGCGCTTGGCGTCGCGCCGCCAAGGTGGACACGAGGTTGCCGCAGATCATCGCCACCGGCGCCTTGTAGATTTGATGGCTCATGGCACCCGCCAATGCGACGGCTCGCCGATGGCAGCGCGCCACGACACGCCCTTGGCGGAACGCGTCTGGAGATACCAAGCGCCGTCAACCTCGCGCCGATAGAGCGCTTGCGGCATGTAGACGTAGCCGCTGGGTCCGGTGAATTTCACGCGCACCAGCACGTCCGGCATCGGCGCAACGTCCGCCGGAAACCATTCGGGCTCAGGTGCGCGGGCCACGTCATCCCCTGGGCTTGAACCCGGCCACGTTGTCACCGTCGCCCAGCGGCAGCGGCGGCGCCTGCGGGTCCGGCTTGGCCGGCGCCGTCTCGCCCTCAAACGGCTGCGTGTCGGCCACCACGATCAGCACCGACTTGCCCACCGCGTCCGTCATCTTGTGGCGCTGCGCGTCGTGCAGCGACGCCTTGAGCGTGACCTTGAGCCCGTCCTTGATATGGCAGCTATCCACGGTCGCGCGGATCACCGGCTGGCCGTTGGCCGCGATCAACTCAACCGCTTGGCTGATCAGGTGCGCGGCCGCGCGCTCGACTCCGCCGATCATCTCGCGCTGCTCGTTCTCGCTCATCGTGGTCCACGGCTTGGGCATCGCCTTGAGCCGCGCCAGCATGGCGTCGCGCAGATCGCCCAGCAGCGTATCGGTGTTGAGCACGGGGCCAGCATCGAGCGTTTCCGCGGCATCGTTCATTGGCGAATCCTCCTTAGCTGGCCGTGGTCAATTCGGTGACGGTTGCCGCTTCGCGGCGCGCGATATAACGCAGCACCTCGCGCCCGTGCTCGTTCATGCCCGCCGCAAGCGAGAAATACTCGGTTGCTTTTGCGTGAAGCTCGGCCGTGCTCATGTTCTCAATCGGCACGATCATTTGTTCACCGCCGCGCACGATTGAATAGCGGCGATGCAGCCGCTTGTAGCCCGGCAGCAGAAACTGCGGATCGTCCTTGGCTTCGTTCGCGGTTTCTTTCCGCAGCACTTCGCGCACGCACGTCGCGACGTGCCCATAGGCGCAGCACTCATAGAAATCCTTGTCCGCGCCGACAATCTCAGGATGGTGCGTGATGATTTCATGCACGATCCACGACGGCTTGGCCGGCTGGCCCTGTGCCATTCGTGTCTCGATGATCCGCGCAATCTCAGTCTGGATTTCCGTGTCTTTCATTTCACGCCTCCAGGGCAACGACCAATTGATCGAGCCAGCCGTCTATTGCGGCGATATGCTGCCTCATCGCACTGAATTCATCCGGCAGCGCGCCACGCGCGACGAGACGCGCATCGGTCTTTGCCGCGAACGCGGCAAACTCGCGCAGCACGCCTTGCCCTTGGGTGGAGATGGCGAATTCTTCCGGGTCGCGCCCTTGCAGATCGACCAGCGGCTTGGGCGCCGGCTTCCGGCCGATGTCCGCGATGCCACCGATGGTCGGCCTGTCGGACTCAATCGCCCGCTCGAATTCAGCAGCCGGCACGTTGGCGACGCGCAGCGCCGTCACCTTCTGCCGCTCGCTCAAACCCGCTTCACGCGCAGCGCCTGACCTTGTGTCGGTGCCGTCACTAGGTTGCAGATCGGTGCGCTTACCGCTCGCCGGCTCGATCTGCTTGAGCAGTTCGCCGCATCTGCGGATGGCGCGCCCTCGGATGCGCCGCGCCATCTTCTCCATTTCCTCGTCGCCGGCCTGCTTGGCGTAGCTGGCAAGCGCCGCGGCCTTGTTCGCCCACTCCATGCATTCGTCAATCCGCGAGCATTCAGCGAGCGCGTTTTTTGCGGCTTCGTACACCGCCGGCAGCCGCGCTGTGGCGATGCTCGGCAAATC